CTAGCACATGAGATTTCAACGATGGCAGACAGGCATGCACAGGAACTTGCCCTTGCACAAGTTGAAGTCAATAAAGCTGAAGCGGCTAGTAACTCAGTTTGGAAAGGTGGTTGGAGACCATTTGTGGGTTGGGTTTGCGGCGCTGCCTTTGCTTATCATTTTGTGCTCCAGCCTCTGGCTATTTTTGGTCTCGCTGCCTATGGTATGGAGGTACCTCCTCTACCTAATTTCGACATGGGGCAATTAATGACTGTGTTAATGGGTATGCTAGGACTTGGTGGACTTCGCAGTTTTGAAAAAAGTAAAGGCGTTGCTAAGTAATGGCTAAACTAACTATTGGAGAACGTGCTCATAAATTACGTATTAAAAAGAAAACAAGCGACGGCAGTTCTCTTTTTTCTAGACCGCGTAATAAACACGACAAAAGAAATTTTAAAAAATACAGGGGTCAGGGTAGATGAGTTTTAAGCTATCCGAAAGAAGTTTAAGTAGGTTAAAAGGGTTAGATCCTAAACTTATTGAAGTAGTAGAAAAAGCCATAAGCATAACAAAAATAGATTTTGGGGTTTCTGAAGGTTTAAGAACTTTAGAGCGTCAAAAAGAATTAGTGGCTAAAGGTGCTAGTCAAACCTTACGAAGCAAACACATAGGCGGCAAAGCGGTTGATTTGGTAGCTTACATAGGCCCCAGAGTTAGTTGGGAATTAAATTTATATGACGATATAGCGGAAGCTATGCGTCAGGCGGCTAAAGAATTAAATGTTGAATTACGTTGGGGTGCTGCTTGGCATAAAAACTTAACCGATACCGAGATGCCCACAGAAGATTTGATGAACGAGTATATTGATTTACGCCGTTCACAGAACAGAAGACCCTTTGTAGACGCTCCTCATTTCGAACTTGCATAAAAACTAGCCATTCCTATATAGGATATGCTAAGATAATCTACGATTTTATTAGACTATATGCGAGGAGCGATGGATGAGATATATGTAGCGGAAGCTGTTTTTAGAATTATTCGGGAACGTCGTTCCGGTATTGTGGATTTATTGCAATACGGAAACGTTAAATCAATGGAGCACTATCGTGAGCTTATGGGAAACATAGATTCCTTAAATCACGTAGAACAGGAACTCAAGGGCCTGCTAGAAAAACAGGAGCAATCTGATGACTGAAGAAGTAGCGAAAGAAAAAAAACCTAATTTAGCCGAGGCTTATGTAGATAAACCGGTGCTAAACCCAGAATTAATTACAGGTTCTTTATTAGAGCGTTTGCCTCAACCTACGGGATGGCGAGTATTAATTCTTCCTTACAAGGGTAAAGCTAAAACTGAAAGCGGTATATTTCTGCCGGATGAAGTTCAAGACAAAAAACAAATATCTACACAAGTAGGTTATGTTTTGAGGCTAGGTCCATTAGCTTACAAAGATCAAGAAAAGTTTCCGTCTGGAGCTTGGTGCCAAGAAAAACAATGGGTTATGTTTGCTCGTTATGCTGGTTCTAGGTTTCAAATAGACGGGGGAGAGGTACGAATCCTTAACGACGATGAAATTCTAGCGTCTATTCTTGATCCCGAAGATATCCACCACTTATAAGGAATAAATGATGGCTGAAACAGAAACTAACCTCGAATTAGAAAATGAAGTCGATACAGAAGTAGAGGTTGAAGAAATTGAAAGTACTTCGAAAGAAGTAGAAATACAAGCAGATAGCGAGGATAGCGCAGAGGATCAGTTTAAAAAAGCTGAATCGGCTACGCAAAAACGAATAGATCGCTTGACTAAAAAAATGAGAGAGGCTGAACGAAGAGAGCAAGAAGCAATTAACTATGCTCGGCAAGTTCAGACAGAAGCAGATCAGATTAAACAACGCATGGACAACTTGGATACTAGCTATGTGTCGGAGTTTACCACTCGTGTTGGAGCTCAAATGGAGCAAGCGGAAAATGAACTTTCCCGTGCGATGGAGTTAGGTGATACTAAGTCTGCGGTAGAAGCTCAAAGGAAAATAACGACTTTAGCCATTCAAGCTGACAGAGCCGAACAGGCTAAGGCACAACAAGCTCAATATGCGGAACAAGCTAAACTTAAAGCCGCTCAACCTGTAGCTCAACCTGTGCCGCCTACCAACAAACCGGACCCCAAAGCAGAAGATTGGGCCCTTAAAAACAAATGGTTTGGCGAAGATCAAGCTATGACATATGCGGTTTTTGGAATACATAAGAAATTAATTGAAGATGAAAAATTTGACCCTCAAAGTGATGAGTACTATACTGAACTAGATCGACGAATGGCGGAAGAGTTTCCGCATAAGTTGAAAGGCCAAAACAAGCGTCCCGCTCAGACGGTTGCATCAGCCTCAAGAACAGCCACAACTGGGCGCAGTGGGAGAAAGGTTCGACTCACCCCGAGCCAAGTCGCAATAGCGAAAAAATTGGGTGTGCCACTTGAAGAATACGCGAAATACGTGAAGGAGTAATAAAGATGACTGAAGAAACTAAGATCGATAGAGCCCCTCGCGCAACTAAAACTAGGGAGAAACAAGCCGTGCGTAAACCTTGGGCTCCCCCCTCTGTATTAGATGCACCACCTGCACCTGACGGTTACACGCATCGTTGGATTCGCTCGGAAACGAGAGGATTTGATGATCAAAAAAACGTCAGCTCAAAATTAAGGGAAGGTTGGGAATTAGTCCGTAAAGATGAATATCCTGACTTTGAAGGCCCTGTAATAGAATCAGGTAGATATTCCGGTGTTTTTGGACAGGGTGGTTTAATTCTCGCAAGAATGCCATTGGAAACTGTTGCTGAAAGAACTGAACACTTCCGAAGACGAAGTCAAGATCAGATGGACGCGGTAGACCATGACATGATGCGCGAGAACTCACATTCGACTATGACGATTAATAAACCTGATCGTCAATCTCGTGTAACTTTTGGTGGTCCTAAAAAATAAAGTAGGACTGCTCTTTTAGGAGAAAAATACTATGGCAAATGCAACAACAGCCTATGGTCTTCGTCCTATTGGGCTAGTTGGAAGCGGTGTAAACTCAACAGGTGTAACTGAGTATGAGATTGCTTCTAACAACACTAATGCTATTTTTCAATACTCCATTTGCGTTCCTTTAGCAGCGGGTGTTATTGATCAAGCTGGTGCCACAGATGGTGGAACCACTCAAGCATTAGGTGTCCTAATGGGCGTTCAGTACCATGATTCTGTACAGAAAAAACCTGTATGGATTAACTACTGGCCAGGTTCAAACTCTGTTAGCGTAGACACTAACTATCCAGTTAAAGCCTTCGTAGCAGACAACCCAAACCAGCTATTTAAAGTGGCTTCAGATGCTTCATTGACAGACCGTGCAACGGCTCTGGCAGCAGTGTTTGCAAATGCGTCGCTTGGCACCTCTGCGCGAACAGGCAGCACCGATACGGGCTGTTCTAATAGTGCTTTAGGCGTTTCTACTATTGCAACTACTGCAACACTACCACTTAGGGTTGTAGGTATTATGGATGATGAAGCTAACAGTGATTACACTGCGGCTGGTATTCCACTTGTAGTTAGATTAAACGCACATTTTAACGCCGGAACCCGTAGGTTTGATTCACAAACCACTGCGGATTCTCTCGGCATTTAAGGAGGGTTAGATAATGGCTATTTCTCGCGCACAACTGGCGAAAGAGCTAGAACCCGGACTTAATGCCTTGTTCGGGCTTGAATACAACCGTTACGAAAATGAGCATGCTGAAATCTTTGAAGAGGAGTCTTCGGACAGAGCCTTTGAAGAAGAAGTAATGCTTGCTGGGTTTTCAACTGCACCTGTCAAAAATGAAGGCAATGCCATTAGTTTTGACGATGCACAAGAAACATTTACAGCTCGTTACACACACGACACAATCGCGCTTGCTTTCTCGATTACAGAAGAGGCTGTCGAAGACAACCTTTATGATCGACTTGCTTCGCGATACACAAAGGCTCTTGCACGTTCAATGGCCCAGACAAAGCAAATCAAGGCGGCTGCTATCTTGAACAATGCGTTCAATACAGCCAACCCTGTAGGTGATGGAGCAGCTCTTTGTTCCGCAGCTCACCCAAGCCTTTCTGGTAGCCAGCGTAACTTATTGTCAACAGCGGCTGACCTCAACGAGACTTCTCTTGAGCAGATGCTTATTGACATTGCAGGTCTTACCGATGAGCGTGGTCTAAAGATCGCTGTTCGTGGTACAAAGTTAATTATCCCTAAAGAACTGCAATTTATTGCAGAGCGGGTTATTAACTCAAACCTACGTTCAGGAACTGCGGACAACGACAACAACGCAATGAAGAATATGGGAATGCTTCCTGAAGGTGCAGTGGTAAATCACTTCCTGACAGATACAGACGCTTTCTTCATTAAAACTGACGCACCTAACGGCTTCAAGTACTTTAACCGTTCGCCAATTAAAACGGCAATGGAAGGAGACTTTGATACCGGTAACATGCGATTCAAGGCACGAGAGCGTTACAGCTTTGGTGTTTCTGATTGGCGTTGTGTCTTCGGTACACCGGGTGCATAACCCTTTGTAAAATAAGACAAAATCTTATTTGTGAAGACTGAGAAAGGGATAGGTAAAACTATCCCTTTCTTTTTTGTTTAATTTTTTGTATGCTATACCTACCCTGACAGTTGCAATGGTGCGACTGACACTTGCCAAGACAGGAGATAAAAATGGCTAATACTACTTTTTCTGGACCAGTACGATCCGAAAACGGATTTGTATCTGTATCTAAAAACGCCACTACTGGCGCAATCACAGACATTACTACTTATGGAGGAGCTCCCGTTTCTTTAGCGGATGCGGCTGTAACTCTTACTAATGCTACACACAGCGGCAGGGTTTTACTTGTTCCTGACGGTGGGCAAGACAATACATACACTCTTCCGGCACCAATAGCGGGAGCGGTATTTAGATTTGTTTATGCTGGAGGAGCCGCAGATGCAACAGATGCGCTTATCGTTACTCCCGGCAATACAAATTTTTATATTGGTGGGGTTACCTTCCTTGATTCAGATAATGCAATCAGTTCTGTTTTTTCTGATGGTAACTCAAACAGCAGTATTCAAATAAATGTACCACAGGCTTTTGATATAACTATTGTTGGTAAGGACACAACTAATTATCAAATTTTTGGTAATGTTACCTCAACAACTGCTCCCGTTTTTGCAGATCAATAATAGGAGGTCTAAATGGCTGATGCAGTGGCTACACAGACCCTTGTAGACGGGCCTAAATATGCAGTAATGAAATTTACAAACGTTTCGGACGGAACTGGAGAAAGCGCCGTTACGAAAGTGGATGTAAGTTCTTTGGACAACAGCGCAGACGGCGATGCCTGTACCGGAGTCGTTATTGAACGGATCTGGTGGCAATGTATCGGTATGAAAGTGCAAATCCTGTGGGACGCAAGTTCGGACTTGTTTTGTATTGAATTAGGTGAAAACCAAAGTGGAGACCATGATTACACTATTTTTGGTGGTCTCCTTAACAATGCAGGTTCAGGTAAAACAGGAGACGTTAATTTCACTACAGTCGGTCATTCTAGTAATGATACATATACTGTAATCATGTACTTACGCAAAAAGTTTGATTGAGTGAACAATGGCGACTGTTAAAAACGTAGAACGTTTGCCTTCAGGACGGTTAAAATACCGGGGAGAAACTTTTGCAGGTTTTAATAAGCCTAAAAATACCCCCGGTAAACCGAAAAAAAGTGCAGTTCTTGCTAAAAAAGGTGACCAAGTCAAGCTGGTTCGGTTTGGCGACCCGAATATGTCGATTAAAAAAGACCAGCCTGCTCGCAGAAAAAGTTTTAGAGCGCGTCACAAGTGTGACACCTCCAAAGATAAATTTTCTGCGCGGTTTTGGTCGTGTAAAGCGTGGTGATTAAAATGACTAAATTAACACCGGAAGAAGTTTTAAGTAAGTTAGCTCATCACGAAATGAAATGTGAGCTTCGGTACAAGAATATTGAGGAACGTTTAGATGCTCAAAAAGAGGATTTAAAAGGACTAAGCAATAAACTTTGGTTTTTAGTGGTTTTAATTATTGTAACTCCAATGGTACACCGTTTGTGGGGTTAGTATGGGTTCTAGAGTAAAAACAGGTCCAAAGTCCTCTCCTTGCGAAGTAACTTACTATAGAAAAGGCGGTGCGGTCTCTAGTAAGTCAAAAGGAAGTAAAATTTGCCCCGAAGGAAAAGCTTGGGCTAAACGAACTTTTGACACTTATCCAAGTGCTTATGCCAATTTAGCTGCTTCTAAATATTGTAAAGATCCGAATTACGCTAAAAAATCTAAAGGCGGTAAACGGAAAGGTCGGTAATGGGTAAACTAAAAGAATGGGTAGACCAAGAGTGGGTTCGTATAGACAGCTCTGGAAACATTGCAGGTCCTTGCGGGACTTCCAAGGACAAAAAAAACCCAGACAGGTGTTTGCCTAAAGCTAAGGCTCAAAGTTTGAGTAAATCGGAAAGAGCTTCTACCGCTCGTAAAAAGAAACGAGAAGGCTCTAAAGGTAAACAAGTTGTATCTAATACAAAAAAAGCTAAAGTAACAACGATGCAAAATGGCGGCGTAGTTGCGATAGGTTGTGGTCAAATTTTGTCGGACCGAAAAAAATACACTACGGGCGCAGTTTCTAAAAAAGCATGACTTTTTTTATAGGAGATCCTGTAGAAAAAACAGTTGTAGAGGAAATTAGGTCTTGGTCTGAAAAGATACTAGAAAAACCTAATAAATTTTTTAATAATTTACCGCCTTGTCCTTATGCTAAGAAGGCTTGGCTAGATGATAAGGTAGCTATTTTGTTTAAGAACGAAGATAGTTATCAAAATTTGTATTCATCGTTGTCTCAGTGGGAAGATAGGCACGACTTAGCTATATTAGTGGATTTTACGTTTGAAGAGAACAGTGAAAAGTTTCATAAATTTTTAGATGAAGTAAATCTTGCAATTTCAAAGGGTTTTTTTATAGACAAAGACATGTGGGTTATGGGGTTTCATCCTTATGATGACTCTCCAGAATTTTCAGAGGAGGCTGAATTTGAGCCTTTGGTTGACGTAGAGTATGCAATGATTTTTGTTCAAAGACTTTCTAAATTACAAGAGTCCGCGCACAAAATTAAGAAAAACGGGTATTATGACAATTATGTTGAGGAGTACAATGCTTCTCATATTTTTAAACGTAGAGAAGAACTTTACAGGAGATTAAAAAATGGCAATGGCACCTAAAAAAATGCGTGGCGGCGGTATGGTTAAGAAAATGCGTGGCGGCGGTATGGTTAAGAAAATGAAAGACGGTGGCGCGGCTACTAACGGCATGAGCGTAGCAGAGCTTCGTAAAAAGGCTAAAGAAAAAGGCTACAAATTAGTTAAGGCAACCTAATTATGGCTACTTCAGGAAGTACAGATTTTGAGTTAGATGTAGCCGATTACATCGAAGAAGCTTTTGAGCGATGTGGCTTAGAAGTTAGGACCGGTTACGACCTAAAAACAGCTAAAAGGTCTCTTAATCTTATGCTTGCTGATTGGGCCAATCGTGGTTTAAATCAATGGACTATTGCACAACGGTCTTTGACGTTAACCGCAAATGATGGCGAGTATAATTTAGGAACAGATGTAATTGATGTGTTGGGTGTGGTTATTCGGGTGTCTAATACGGATTATTCGTTAGAGCGTCTAAGCCGAGACGAATATCTTACTATACCTACAAAAACTACTTCTGGCCGCCCTAATCAATTCTTTTTGGATCGGCAACTTACGCCAAATTTAAAAGTTTGGCCTGTACCGGATAGCAGCACAACATACACTGTGTACTATGATGCGTTGACACGTATGGATGACGCAGACACGTTTGTTAACACAATGGATATGCCTTTTAGGTTTTATCCTTGTTTAGCCGCAGGTCTAGCTTACTATCTGTCTTTAAAGAAGAGTCCGCAAAGAACACAGATGTTAAAAGCTATCTATGAAGAAGAGTTTCAACGTGCTGCAGAAGAGGATCGAGACAGAGCTTCTTTTAACGTTGTTCCTAAGTTTAGTTACTACAGGTCGGGTTAATGGCTAAGTTTGCCACAGGAAAAGACTCTTACGCTATTTGCGACAGATCCGGATTTAGGTATCCGTACAAAGTTATGCGTCGTGAATGGAACGGTTTATTAGTGGGTCCCGACCAATATGAGCCAAAACACCCGCAATTAGGTCCTTTTAGGAAGGTAGTCGATCCGCAAGCTTTGCAAAATGCCCGACCGGACCGCACGGAACCTATGGATGTTTATGTAGGCGTTCCCACTGTTGAAGATGAAAATTTAAGACCAGCTACCGGTTTTGGTCAAGTTGGTTTGGTTACGGTGACGACATCATGAGTTTTACATATGCACAATTAAAAACGGCTATTCAAGATTACACAGAAAACGATGAAACATCGTTTGTAAATAATCTGTCCATTTTTATTCAACAAGCGGAAGAACGCATTTTAAAAAACGTTCAACTTAGCCTATTTAGAAAAAATGTGAGTGGAACTATGACTGCTTCCAATAAATATTTGGCGGCCCCTAGTGATTTTTTAGCTCCTTTTTCGTTGTCTTTTGTTGACGCTAACAGTGAACATCAATTTTTAGAATTTAAGGATGCTGATTTTATACAGTCTTTTAACCCAAACGGAGCTACCGAAGGAAACCCTAGATATTATGCGGTTTTTGATTTAACTAATTTTATTCTAGGTCCAACGCCAAATGCAGCAAGGGTTGTTGAATTACACTATTTTTATCGCCCCGCTAGTTTAACAGCGGGAGCCGACAGTGGCACTACATGGTTAAGTGAAAATGCTCAAATAGCCATGCTTTATGGAAGCTTGCTAGAAGCGTATACTTATATGAAAGGTGAGCAAGATTTAGTAGCTTTGTATGAAAAACGTTTTGGTGAAGCTTTAGTTGGAATGAAAATGTTGGGTGAAGCTAAAGAAGTTACCGATGAATATAGGGTTGGTAAGGTTATTAGGGCTAAACAATGAGTATTCCTGCATTAGATTTAAATGTTACACCTACTTTTACTGTTGATGTAAAAACTACAAGCAACCGTGGTTTTACTCCTGAAGAAGTAGCTGAACGCTGTGCAGAAAAAATTATATCTATTTCTGATACGGCAAATCCTGTAATACGGGACCAAGCAAGAGCTTTTAAGAAACATTTAATTAAAGTCCTATCTTTTTACATGAGAGAAGCTATTAAAAGTGATAGAACCACTATTTATAACGCTTTGTCTGATGCAGGACATCAAGATTTAGCTGAATTAACAAGGAGAATTTAACATGGCTTTTTCAGGTAACTTCATGTGTACTTCCTTTAAAAAGGAATTGATGTTTGGAGCACATGACTTCGCAAACGGAGCAGACACGTTCAAGATGGCACTTTACACGTCTTCTGCTACTTTAAATGCGTCTACAACAGCGTATACCACAAGTAATGAAACGAGTGGAACGGGGTACACGGCAGCGGGTCAAAATTTAACTAACGTTGATCCAACGACCAGTGGCACAACAGCTTTTACCGATTTCACAGACGAAACATGGAGTTCTTCTAGTATTACAGCTAGAGGCGCTTTAATTTATAATAGCACCCCCAACACAACTTCAATTTCTTTAACTAATCCAGCGGTTATTGTTCTTGATTTTGGTTCGGATAAAACTTCTACTACAGGAGATTTTACTGTAGTTTTTCCAACAGCCGATGCAAGTAATGCCATAATAAGGATTGCGTAATGGCTAACGCTGTTGTCTCTTTCATTGGCTGGAACAATTCAGCTACTGCTTGGGGCAGCGCAGGTTGGGGTCAAAATGCAGCACTACCCGGCTCCACCGCATCAGTAGGTTCCGTAACCGTTTCAGCTAACGCTGGCGCGAATGTTACAGGTCTTCAAGCACAAAGTGCTTTAGGTTCTGTAACGGTAGTAGCGGAAGCAAATGTACCAACCACGGGGTTAGCGGCCACTTCAACGGTTGGAGCAGTAACAGTTAATGCCGCGTCTGTAGTCACTGCAACAGGACTTTCCGCCACGTCTGTTGTAGGTTCAGTTACAGCGGAGGGCGGTACAGAAATAACTGTTACCGGATTATCCGCTACTGCCTCTGTGGGGAACGTCTTGGTTTGGGGAAATATTGTACCAAACCAAAATCCAAGTTATAGTACGGTACAACCGTCTCAATCCCCTAATTGGGAAAAAATAGCCGCATAAGGTGTAAAAATGCCCAGTACATATACTACTAATAACGGTATTGAACTTATAGCCACCGGGGAACAATCAGGAACCTGGGGCGATACCACAAATACCAATTTAAGTCTTTTAGACACGTCTTTAGATGGACAAGTATCCATTACATTAGCCGCTACCGGATCTTCGGGATCGCCTAATCTTTTACCTATTAATAACGGAGCTACCTCTAATGGTAGAAACCGTCTAGTTATTTTTGCTGATGGAGGAGACTTGGGCGGCACCGCTTTTGTTCAACTTACTCCTAACGATGCTGAAAAAATTATTTACATAAGAAATAATTTATCGGGAAGCAGAAGCATTTTAGTTTTTCAAGGAACGTATAATGCGTCAAACGATTACGAGGTCCCTGCCGGAACCACTGCAGTGGTTTATTTCGATGGCGGCGGCACTGGTGCTGTTGCCGCTAATGTGTTTAACAATGCTTATTTTGATAGCCTTCGTCTCGGTTCTGTCTCAGTTACAGCGATTCTTGATGAAGATAATATGTCTTCCAATAGCGCTACTGCGTTGGCGACCCAACAATCGATCAAAGCGTATGTAGATACTCAAGTTACTGGAGAAGATTTAGATTTTGCAGGGGACAGTGGAACAGGCGCTGTAGATTTAGATAGCCAGACATTTACCGTTGCGGGGACTGCTAACGAAATAGAAACAGCCGCTAGTGGCCAAACATTGACCGTAGGTTTACCTAATGCGGTGACTATTGCAACGTTAACACTAACAAATGATTTAGCCGTGTCTCACGGTGGTACAGGATCATCTAATGCATCGGATGCTCGAACAGCATTAGGGTTAGCCATTGGTTCTGATGTAGAGGCATTTGACGCGGATATCTTGAAAGCAGATACAGCGGATACATTAACAGCACCATTCCGAGGCACGATAACCACAGACAATGATTTGTCGTTTGATCAAAACGTTACCAATAACTTTCAATGCACACCTTCGGGTGCAGGGGCATTAACCTTTACAAATCACACCGCAGGACAGAGTGGGTTTATACTTTTGATTAACTCTGGCGGTCACGCTATTAGTGCTGCGGCTACAACTAAAATTAACGCAACAGACTTAACAGCTATATCGGTGGCTGGAACATACACGCTGAGTTACTTTGACAACGGCACTAATGCCTATGTGTCTGTAAGCAGGAGCTTTGGATGAGTTTGCTTCAAGCAGGTTTTGGGTCTTCAGGTGATGACTATGAGATCACAGATAGTCTAAGACTACGTAGTTCTGCTGATGCTCATTTAAGTAGGACTAATGCTGCAAATGGTAATCGAAAAACTTTTACGTTTAGTGGTTGGGTTAAGTATTCTGGGTTTTTGAGTCACGGCGACATTTGGTCATCTAATCATAGTTCTGGAGGTGGGGATGCTCTTTCCTTTAGAAGTACTAATAAACTGAACGTTGCTCTATCTGGTGTTAATAATATAATTACTACTGCCGTGTTTCGTGATCCTTCGGCTTGGTATCACATTGTATTCGTTTTGGATACCACACAGTCAACGGCTTCAAATAGAATAAAACTATATGTAAATGGCGGACAAATTACAGCATTTGACACTGTTACTTATCCTTCTTTAAATGCGGATGCGGCTAATTTTAATACAACAAATCCTCAACTTTTAGGAAAAGGATATTCTTTATCGCTAGACGGCTACCTAACAGAAGTAAATTTCATTGACGGTCAAGCCTTAACGCCTACAGATTTTGGTGAGTACGATGCCAACGGTACTTGGAAGGCTAAAAACTACACAGGCACACACGGTACTAATGGTTTCTATCTACCGATGAAACCAACAACACAGGCTGATGGTTTCAACACAGTGTTGTACACAGGTGACGGTACGTCGGTCAGTGTTGCTAATACGGGCTACGCACCTGACTTTGTTTGGATTAAAAACAGAGATGACACAAATCATCACAGACTCTACGACACAGTTCGTGGTTCTCATCAGATGCTTTCTTCTTCTCAAGCTGCTGCAGAGCAGTCCAAAGGTGGGGGACTAACCTCTTTTGATTCAGATGGTTTTTCTGTTGGCAATGATGGCTCTGAAAATAATAGTGGTGATAATTTTGTAGCTTGGACATGGGACGCTGGAGATAACCAGCCTACTACAGGAATATCTAGTGTGCTTTACTCAGGATCGGGGGCAACACAATCAATTAAGGGCATGGGTTTCCAGCCTGACTTGGTTTGGATTAAACCTAGAAACGCTGTTGGTTCGCATATTTTGCAAGATTCTGTGCGTGGAAACACAAAGTTTTTAGAATCTAATGCTACTGGAGTAGAACAAACTAACTCTTCAACAGGATTTTTATCTTTTGATTCTGACGGATTTACTGTTGGAACAGGTAATGATTGGAATAACTCTGGCGAAACATTTGTAGCATGGGGCTGGGACGCTGGTGACGGTGATCCAGTAAGTAACACAACTGGCTCAATAAACTCAACAGTCAAAGCAAACCCTGCTACTGGATTCAGTGTTGTGACTTATACCGGAGACGGGGGTGCAGATACTATAGGGCATGGTCTTGGTGTAGCACCAAAATTCATAATTACAAAAACAAGATCAATAGTAAACGCATGGAATTGTTACCACGCATCTCTTGGTGCAGGAGCTAAGATTTTTCTTAGCGGTACTAATGCTTCTACGGCTAGTTCAACTGTTTGGAATAATACTTCCCCAACATCTACTGTTTTCTCTGTCGGTGACGCAAATACAAATGGTAGTGGAACTACAATGGTTGCCTACTGTTTTGCAGAAGTCTCAGGCGTATCTAAGTTTGGGTCTTATGAAGGTACTGGAACAACTACGGGAAATGTAGTAACTACTGGA